ACCTCACGATTATATGCCACGTCTTAATTGACTTTAACAGTGTGGAACACCTTTTCTATACGGAACAACCTCTCACAACCAACTTACTTCCGTCTCGATTTCCTACTTTACTAGTATACCAAAAAGTGGAGGGGATTGTCAACCTAAATACAAGGTACAATAAAGTACATTACACATACACACAGGAGAAAAATATGAGTAATTTAAATAAATCGGGGTTCGAAATCAGAGCCGACCTATTATCACAAGCAGAAGGACTATTGACTTCTAATTATCAGAGGGAAGTTGATGCTATCTACGCACACAACGACTCATTCCCAAATGATAAAAAACCTTTACCATTAAGAGAAATCACTGGTGAAGAAGTCATTAGAGTTGCAAGACAATTGAATGAGTTCGTCATCGAAAAATAATATTTGTCTATCGTGCAATTTGTGTTGTTCACAACCGAATGAGACAATCCACCTCTTTGATAAAGAATACGAACTATTCGATGTAAAGGATATTACCTCATATGAAGGTCAAGACTTTACACATAGTGTAACTTTTGATGGGGGTGGTTGCACAAACCTAACATCAAATGGCATATGCAGAGTATATGATAAACGACCATACACTTGCAGAACCTTTGAGTGTGGAGTATTGGTAAAATACAAAACAGGTGAGTATGATTATGATAAATCCAAACGACTCATACAACTTGTTAAAAATGGTGACATGAAAGTTTGGAGAGAGGAATTTGAGAAAGATTCCATTTCACCAAAAACGGTGATGAAAAAAACATAAATAACTGTATAACGGAGAATTAAATGACAGATTATGAAAGAACAGTGAAAGTTTTAGAAGGGCCATGGTCAACTAAAGCATTCCCAAATGGTGAAGAAACAACGGAAGGAGTTATCAGTAGAAAGATTACCACACTATATGAAAAGGACGGATATCTTTGTGAAGAGGTAGTTACAAGAGAATATAGAGGTAATGACTACATGGACACTTCAACAAACAAGAGAGTATTAAAACTTGACAACTAATATCAATACATCTATTCTTAATAAGAATAATTTCAGACTCATCATAGACAAGATTCCTACAGTGGAATACTATGTTAGGTCTGTTAATATTCCTGGCTTACAGTTTACAGAAGTGGAAACTGGTGCAGGTGTTGGAGTAGATGCATTTTTTCCAGGCGACAAAGTTTCCTTTGATAACTTAGAAGTGCAGTTCCTTGTCGATGAAGATTTGGAAAACTTCAAAGAAGTGTATGATTGGATGAATGCAATTATTCCAATCAAAGACCCATCAGATTTTGAAAACTATGTTGAAACTGTAAAAACTCCAACTGGTAGGTTGTCAGCAATAAACAATGACTTAAATCAGTATTCAATGATTACACTTGTAATGAACACTAATAAAAACATTCCAAATAAGTTTTTAAGGTTCTATGACTGTTTCCCTACTGGAATCAGTGGAATGGAATTAGAGTCAGGTTCTGAAACTGAACCAGTAGTGTGTACAGCAACATTTAGATTTACTTATTACGATATAGAAACCACTTCATAAAACCCACTTTTTGTGGTATAATATACAGTATGAACTTAGATGAATTAAAAACCATGTGGAAAGAAGATTGTGAGATAGATGATATCGAATTAGATAATGCATCACTTGAAGTCCCTAAACTACATGCAAAATACCAAGACTTACTAACCAGTAAACTTTTATTAGCAAAACAATACGAATTTAAATACAATGAACTACTCAAAGATAAGTGGTTATGGTATAACGGTAAAATGGACATGGATAGAATTAATGAATTGGGATGGGAACATGACCCACTTGACGGTGTTAATGTCATGAAAGCAGACATGCATTACTTTTACAATTCAGATAAAGACCTCATGGAAATGAAGGCAAAACAAGATTACTTAAAAATAACAATAGACTTTCTCAAAGAGTGTATGCAAAACATTACTTGGAGACACCAAACAATTCGTAATACGATTGATTGGAGAAAGTTCATGGCAGGAAGTTAAATGATACTAAAGAATTATATTTGGAATGCACCATCCTTTTTCAATGACAAAGAAGTAGAACTTTTTCATAAAACTGCAAATAAGATTGATTTCATGGATGCAGAGATTGGAATGGGACAACAAGACCCCGATGGAGATGGTGGTCTAAAAGGTGATTTCAATGAGGACATTAGAAGTTCGAGAGTAAAATGGTTTGGTGGACACGAAATGCCACAAGAACTTATAGATAAGATGTATGAAGCATTGTATCTTGCATGTGATGAAAGTGGATGGACTGATTTAATCACAGAGAATGAACCACCTCAGTATACAGTTTATGATGCACAACCTAATAAGAAGAAAGGGGACTTCTATACATGGCATACTGATGCAGGGCCAGAACCATTACCAAATGGAGTTATAAGAAAGTTAAGTATGACTATACAATTATCAGACCCCGATGATTATGAGGGTGGGCATTTTCAATGGTTAGAACCTCACCGACAGTTAGATAAAATTACAGAGAAAGATACTAGCATAGACATTAATCAATCTATAAGAACCGTTCCATTTTCTGCAAAGGCAAAAGGAAGTGTTGTGGTATTTCCTTCGTTTGTTTATCATCAAGTAACACCAGTTTTAAGAGGTACAAGAAAATCACTAGTTGTGTGGTTTAACGGTCAACCTTATGTCTAATACAGTTCGTGTCTCTAAGATAGACGAAGTTTTTTTAAAAGTAGAGTGTCCCGATGATGGTCTTGCAAAAGACTTGTTTGACTTCTTTTCCTTTACAGTTCCAAATGCAAAGTTTATGCCTTCCTACAGAAACAAATGGTGGGATGGTAAGGTTCGTTTATTCTCAATCAAAACAAGAAAGATATACATAGGATTACTTCCTTACATAGATGAGTTCTGTAAAGAACGAGGATATGAGTTTGAAGGGATTGAAGATGTTATTGGTGTTAAACATAGAGAGAAGTGTAGTCAGTCATGGTTAGCAGATTTAGACTTACCTTTTCCTCCAAGAGATTATCAGATAGATGCATTCAATACTGCAGTTCAATATGGGAGACAACTATTACTATCTCCAACTGCAAGTGGTAAGTCATTGATTATATACTTACTTGCAAGATACTATGATGTTAAAACGGTTATCATAGTTCCTACTACATCACTAGTAGAACAAATGACAAAAGATTTTGAAGAGTATGGATATAAGGAAAGAGTCTGTAAGATATATCATGGACAAGAAGTGTTTGATGCACCAATAACAATCACCACATGGCAATCATTCGCAAAAGCACCAAAGGAGGTGTTAAGTTCTTTTGATATGGTTGTCGGTGACGAAGCACATTTATTCAAAGCAGATGTTCTCAAAGGTATCTTAGAGAAGATGAAAAAAACTGCAATACGATTTGGAACTACTGGAACACTGGATGGTTCAGAGGTTCATAGATTACAACTCGAAGGTTTGTTCGGCCCAGTCAAAAAAGTTATATCAACTAAAGATTTAATGGAAGATGGAACTATTGCAAATCTTTCAATTGATTGTATCATACTTCGTCATACTAAACAGAAGAAAGGGAACTACCAAGAAGAGATGGACTACTTGGTCGGCAATGATAGTAGGAACGAATTTATTTGTAATCTTGTATATTCACTTAAAGGAAATACATTAGTCTTGTTTCAATATGTAGAGAAACATGGTGCAGTCTTACATGGTAAAATGTTTAAGAGACTTGATGATAAACTACACTATGTTTACGGTGGAACTGATGTAACTGATAGAGAAGAAGTCAGAACAATCGTAGAGAAAGCAGAAGACAATGTTATACTTGCATCTTATGGTACATTCTCAACTGGAGTGAACATTAAGAAAATTGATAATGTGGTTTTTGCATCACCATCCAAATCAAGAATTAGAAATCTACAATCAATTGGTAGAGGACTTCGTAAGACTGAAGGCAAAACAGAAATGAGACTGTTTGACATTGCAGATGATTTACAATGTAATAACTATACACTTAACCACCTTAAAGAAAGAATAAATATCTATAACGAA